CTTTGGTTCAGAAGTTATGCTACACTATCCTGGGTTGTACGCTGGGAGTACTGATCTCGTTTGTATGCATAATGGTATGGAAACTATTGTAGACTTTAAACAGTCAAATCGCCCAAAGAAGGAAGAGTGGGTGGATGATTACTACGCGCAGATCGCAGCATACGCCATGGCTCATGATGCATATTATGGCTCTACTATTAGACAAGGAGTCATAATGGTATGTACTCCTGACCTATATTATCAGGAATTTAAGATTACGGACCACGAATTACGGTCATGGAAACATAAGTTCTTGAAAAGACTGGACCACTATAATGAGCTTATATTTGATGAGAAGGAGAGAGCCAAGGTTGATCCCGAGAAATTGTTAAAGGAGTTTGAACAAGATGGACATTGATAACTACTGTGTTTGTAAGCAACG